CAATAAGTTACAAAATATTAAAGCTGTTAAAGAATTATTAACAGGTACACATAAAAGCCAAACACGTAAAACTTCGGGATTTACAAAAATAAAAGAAGATACGAAACGTAGCGTTGGTGATATATGGACTGAAATAGATCCTAAAACAGGTACGGTTTGGAAAGTGGAGCAAAAGAACGGATATCGTACACGTATAGTAGATAATAGTATTCTACAAAAGATACGTGACATAATGTCTGTTCCAGATAAATGTCCATGTTGTGATAAACAAATGCGAGATGAAGAAAAACATTTAAATTTTAAAATGTATTTTGTTCATAAAAAATGTTTCTCATGTGTTATAAAAGAAGAAACAATGATACGTGCAAAAGGTACGGAGGCTTGGGAAGAGTATTCTAGGACACGTATGTTAGCAAATGCAGAGGCCTGGCTCAAAGATGCAGATCGGGAAGTTGATGCTTTACGTGAAGCATTAAAACTACAATTTGTACAAGATGCTGACGGCACATTGGAAAATTGGGATCAAAAAGCTTTCTTTGAAAAGTTTGATTCGGATTATCAACGTACTAGAGAAACAATACTTAATAATTTAAAAGGATAATATGGCTAGACCAATATTAAAAATATCTAAAGATCTTGAAGATGCAGTGTCAGTTACGAAACAATTGGCTAAAGAATATGCTGGAGCTCCTTCTGATAAAAAAGATAAAATTGAAGCACAACTTAAAATGTTGATTAAAAATAAAGAAATGTTGAAAACGGAGTTGCAGGAATCTATACAACAATTAGATAAAAATATAGAATCTCAAATCAACGAAGTACGTAAACTTATTAAAGAAGATGCTAAACAACAACTAGCAAAAGCTCAAAGTAAACTGAAAGGAAATTTGTAATATGAAACGTTACTCTGTTACGGAACTAAAAACTAAATTTACTGAACTAGGATATAAATTTCCTAATTTTCATATTGTAGGAATTAGATCACAAGCTAACATTCCAAATGAATTCGATGACCTCATTGGAGTAGTATCTGGAAATAATGTGGTGTGGTATACAAGTACAACTAATCCTGGTACGCATTGGTTAAAGAATCTAATGAACCCGAATGGTACTGCACTACTTAAACCTGGCCAATATATTGATTCGTGGAAATTAGGATTACATCGCGGTGAATATAAAGCATTAGTTCAAGCTAAACCAATTACAGTATTTCGTGATAAAGATATGGATGCAATTGCAGAGGAGACAGCTGTAACGGATACCGGATTGTTCGGCGTAAATATCCATCGTGCAAATGCAAAATGGACAAGCAAATTTATTGATAAGTGGTCAGCAGGATGTCAGGTAATGAATAATCCGGCAGACTTTAAACGACTTATCGAAGCATGTGAAGCTTCAGGATTATCTAGATTTACTTATACTTTATTACGGGAGTTTTAATGGCACAAAAACGTAAATATTGGGTAGATAAAATGCTATCTGGAGATAGCGGTGTATCATCTAAACGTGTAACTGGTACATTTGTTTTACTTAATGTAATTGTATTTTGTTACATGGCAGTGTTAAGTGATATGGTATTGCCCGATTTTATGTTTGAAGCGATATGTTTCTTAGCCGGTGGATTGTTAGGCATAACTGCATTAGAAAATGTATTTAAAAAAGATCCTCCTGCTACAGAAGATACAACTACGCCGCCATCAATTAATAACGAACAATCATAACAATATGTTGAAGTTTTTAAAAAAATATTGGTACTATATAGTTATGCTATTATTGTTAGTAGCACTATATTTTCTATATAAAAAAGCGACCGAGAAGCAGCCAGTAGTTACAGACACTACTATTGAAGATCTTAGAGCACGTGTAGATAGTTTATCGCATGCTAACGATAGTTTACAAATTGCATATGACGTCAAACAAGCTACGATCATTAACAACATAACATATAAAAACATACAAGATGCTACGAACATTTCTAAAATTCCTAGTCTTACTTACCATCAACGGGACAGTTTATGGGCAAAGTTTCTTACCGCAAAGGATAGTGTACCAGGGGGATACTGGGATATTCTTAAGCAAAAAACAGGAGGCAGAAGTCCTAAAGAGCTTAGCGTACAAAGACCTGTACAAAAGTAATTTAGACTCTATGTTTCAATATGCAGATAACTGTACAGAAGCTCTAATGCTTTCACGTACGGCTTTTTTTAGTTTATATGACCAATATGGTAATTTAGAAACTGAAGCTAAAACGCAACGCGATTCTGTACAAATAGAAAGGTTAGCAAAAAATAAAGCTTTAGAAGAAGTTACGAAACAAACAGATCGTAAAGTATTATGGCGTAGAATTGCTATAGGCGAAGGTATAGTATTAGCAGGTGCTACATTTGCTATTATATCAGGTGCATGGATACCAGCATTAGCAGTTACAGCAATTGTAGAAACTGTACATATTTCGAAAAGAAAAAAATAATGGTTATTTATGTCACAAAAGTCATTAAAAGAAATTATAGCAGACGAGTATAAAAAATGTGCTACTGACCCAGTACATTTTATGAAAAAGTATTGCATTATACAACATCCTACTAAAGGAAAAATATACTTTCATTTATATCCATTTCAAGAACAAGTATTACGGGATATGCAAAATAATCGATATTCGGTTATTTTAAAATCACGTCAATTAGGTATATCAACACTATCTGCTGGATATGCATTGTGGTGTATGCTGTTTAAACAAGATTTTAATATTTTGGTATTAGCAACTACACAAGACGTAGCTAAAAACTTAGTTACAAAAGTACGAGTGATGCACGAAAATTTACCAATTTGGTTAAAAGGTAAATCTATAGAAGACAATAAATTGTCATTACGTTTTAAAAACGGATCTCAAATTAAAGCCGTTTCTAGCACAGGCACCTCAGGTCGTTCTGAAGCATTATCATTGTTAATTATTGATGAAGCGGCATTTATACGTAATATCGAAGAAATATGGAAATCTGCTCAGCAAACATTAGCAACTGGGGGTGGATGTATTGCCTTATCGACGCCAAATGGTACTGGTAATTGGTTTCATCAGACATGGGTAGATGCAGCAGCTGGCGGACAATTTAAACCTATAAAACTTCACTGGACAGTACATCCTGAACGTAATGAAGCCTGGCGTATCGAGCAGACAGAATTGTTAGGCGAAAAAGGAGCTGCACAAGAATGTGACTGTGACTTTATATCGTCAGGTCATACGGTTATAGATGGGCCTATACTGCAATGGTACGAACAGACTTATATAAAAGATCCAATTGAACGTAGAGGATTTGATTCTAATTATTGGATATGGGAATATCCAGACTATTCAAAAAATTATGCAGTAGTAGCTGACGTTGCACGTGGAGATGGAAGTGACTATTCAGCATTCCATGTAATTGATATTGATAATTTATCACAAGTAGCAGAATATCGTGGTAAAATAGGTACTACTGAATACGGCAACATGTTGATGTCTGTAGCTACGGAATATAATAACGCGTTATTAGTTATAGAAAATGCTAATGTAGGATGGGCAGTAATACAAGTTGTTATTGACAGAGGTTATAGTAATTTATATTATTCGTATAGACAAGATGCATATATTGACGAAAATATACATTTAGCTAAAGGATATGATTTAAAAAGTAAATCAGACCAAGTACCAGGATTTTCTACTACTAGTAAGACACGACCACTAACTATATCAAAATTAGAAACGTATCTTAGAGAAAAAAGTCCAGTAGTACGTAGTAAACGTTTAATAGATGAATTGTTTGTATTCATATGGAACGGATCTAGAGCAGAAGCTCAACGTGGATATAATGATGATTTAGTAATGTCATTTGCTATAGCATTATGGGTACGTGATACGGCATTACGATTGAAACAGCAAGGCATGGATTTATCACGTAAAGCACTAAATCATTTTGGAAAGACAAATCCTGGAGTTTATACAATAGCACCTCAGCAACATCAGACATGGACATGGAAAACTCCCGGCGGCGATGAAAGTTTAACCTGGCTAACCTAATATTTATAAATAAATAATATACATGGCAGACACTTCATTACAAGCCAGATTAAAACGGCTATTTTCTACTAATGTAATTGTAAGACGTATCGCTAAGAATCGTTTAAAAGCGGTTGATACAAATAGGTTACAATCTAACGGATCACTCTCTAGTAACAGTTACATCGATAGATTTACTGGATTACATAGGGGTCAGTCTGGTTATGCTACATATAACCAAACATATAATTTTCATTCTTCTAAATTAGAATTGTTTACTGATTACGAAGCCATGGATATGGATCCAATCATTGCATCAGCATTAGATATTTACGCAGACGAATCTACAGTTAAAAATGCTGAGGGCGATACTTTAGCTATTGCTACGTCTAACGAAGAGGTACGTAAGGTATTACATAATTTATTTTACGATATCATTAATATAGACTATAATCTATGGCCATGGGTACGTAATGCATGTAAGTACGGCGACTTCTTTTTACATTTAGATATTGAAGATGAATTAGGCATCATTAATGTAACACCATTATCGGCATACGAAGTTCGCCGTGAAGACGGATATGATCCAGAAAATCCATATGCATATCGATTTATAATCGAGGGGCCGAGTGGCACATATGCTAATTTTGCTGGTAAGCCAAATCGTACTGAATTTGAAAGTTTTCAAATGGCACATTTCCGTTTATTGTCTGATACAAACTTTTTACCGTATGGTAAGTCAATGATTGAATCAGGACGTAAATTGTTTAAGCAATTGACATTAATGGAAGATGCAATGCTTATTCAACGTATAATGAGAGCTCCAGAACGTCGTATTTTCAAAATAGATGTAGGTAATATACCACCACATGAAGTTGATAACTATATGAACCAAATCATGAGCAAAATGAAAAAGGTTCCGTATATGAATGAACAGACTGGCGATTATAACCTTAAGTTCAATCTGCAAAACATGATGGAAGACTATTATTTGCCGGTTCGTGGAGGAGAGTCTGGTACTGCAATTGAAACATTAGCTGGTTTGACTAACGAAGGTCAAATTGAAGATATTGAATATTTACGTAATAAACTTCATGCTGCTTTAAAAATACCTAAAGCATTTTTAGGATATGATGAAGGTGTGGAAGGTAAGGCTACATTAGCAGCAGAAGATGTACGTTTTGCTAGAACAATTGAACGTATTCAAAAAATATTTGTGTCTGAATTAACTAAGATTGCTATTATACATTTATATGCTCAAGGATTCCGAGATGAAGATCTAATCGGATTTTCATTGAGTTTAAATAATCCATCTCTTATATACGAAAAACAACAATTGGAATCGCTAACAACTAAAATTGAGTTAGCCGGTAAAATGCGCGAGTCTCAAATGTTTTCGGAGCAATGGATTTACGAGAACATTTTTGATATGTCTCAACATGAATGGAAATCAGAGCAAGATAATGTTATAGAAGATCTTAAAACTCAGTTCCGTCGCAAGCAAATAGTTGATGAAGGTAATGATCCTAGAAAGACAAATATGAGTTTTGGTACACCGCATGATATAGCATCAATGCACGTAGCTACCAAAGGAGAATTATTGCCTGGTATGGAACAAGAACATGTTGCAGGGCCTGGCCGTCCTAAAGATGTTAGTACATGGGGTAAGCATTCTAGTCCACATGGACGTGATCCGTTAGGAGCTAAGGATCTTAGTGCTACATTTAACGGTAGTCCAAAAACAGATCCGTTACAACATACATTCCGTAAAAGTTCTGCACTAAGCATAGAATCAACTGAATCAAAAGCATTGATTAAATCATTGTCTAATAACTTTAAAAGTTCTAGTATAATTCAAGAATCACTAGATAAAAGCCATGTTGATCCAGATGCGGGAACATTATTAGACGAATCGCAATTATTATCACTAAATGATTAAGATTATGACATTTTACAGTGATATATATATTTATTAAAAAGGCGTATACATAAAAGGAAACGTAACACTAT